GATAAAAACGCACAACCTAAACCACAAGCTCAGCCAATGCAACCAGGTATGATGATGTGGGAAGCTGGAATAATGTATTTCAGTGATGGCTTTGACAGTAATACAACAAAGCCAGTAATACAAACAATTATTGAAAAGAACTTAATGCCAAACTCACAAAGACCAAATGAACTTACACTAGTAATTAATTCACCAGGTGGGCAAGTGCATTCAGCATTTGCATTGATTGACACAATGAAAGGATCAGCTATTCCTGTAAAAACAGTAGGACTTGGTATGATTGCAAGTTGTGGATTGCTAACATTTATGAGTGGTACAAAAGGACGTAGAGTTATTACACCAAATACAAGTATCTTATCACACCAATACAGTTGGGGATCAGGTGGTAAAGAACACGAACTATTTGCAAGAGTAAGAGAGTTTGAACTCAGCACAGATAGAATGATACAGCATTATAAAAAATGTACTGGTTTGAGTGAAAAGAAAGTTAGAGATATTTTATTACCACCGGAGGACAGATGGTTGTCAGCCAAAGAAGCAGTCAAGTATGGTATTGCGGATAAAATTGTATCGACTTATTAGGAGGAAAGTATGAGCGATAAATTGAATATTTTATGGGCATCTATGTGGGGTAATGCCGAAATGGTAGCTAAAAAATTAAATCACATAGCAAAAGAAAAAGGTGTAGAAGCTGAATTAAAAGAAATGGATGATGTTTCATTAAGTCAGTTACAAGAGCTAACGAAAGTTGCTATTGTTACTTCTACTACAGGAGAAGGTGATATGCCAGATAACGGACAAGGCTTTTGGGAAAATATTCGAGATGCAAAAGGAGTTGCGTTAAACAATTTAAAATATGGTGTACTTGCATTAGGAGACAGAGCTCACGATAATTTTTGTAATGCAGGTAAAAAAGTAGATAATCAATTAGATAGATTAGGAGCCCAGAGAGTTATTGAAAGGCAAGAATGTGATGGAAACACTGATGGTTCGATTGAATGGTCAGAAAAGTTTTTGGAACTGATTAGCAAATGAATGTCGCACTAGTTGATAAAATGGGATCAGACTTAACTGTGGTAAATGCCGCAAGAGTAAGTTATGCGAAAGAATCTGAATGGGATTCAATCACACCAGCTGGACCTACACCAGGAGTAATTAAAGAAAAAGATGAAAAGCTTATCAAGTTTTTAGCAGAACACAATCATTGGTCACCATTTGCTCATTGTAGTTTACAGTTTAGAATTAGTTCACCTATATTCGTTGCTAGGCAGTTAGTCAAGCATCAAGTAGGATTAAGCTGGAATGAAATCAGTAGACGTTATGTTGATTATCAACCAGAGTTATTTGAACCAAAAACCTGGAGAGGCAGACCTAAAGATTCTAAACAAGGATCAGAAGGTGTAGTTCAACTAAACAAAAATGAACAGCATATACTTGAAACTACAATGCAACAATGTTTACTAATTTATAAAAACTTAATTGAAAAAGGTGTTGCTCCAGAACAGGCACGTATGGTATTGCCACAGTCAATGATGACTGAATGGTATTGGTCAGGTACTTTATATGCTTTCGCTAGAGTATGCAACTTAAGGTGTGCAAAGGATACCCAAGAAGAAACAAGAGTAATAGCTGATCAAATTGATGAAATATGTGATAAAGAGTTTCCATATAGTTGGAAATACTTGCGATCTAAAACAAAAGAGGTTATAATAAACTAATGCCAACAGTATATACAGACGATTTACAGAAACTATTTTTAGAGTTTATGATAACTGATCCTGAGTTATTTGTAAGAGCTAGAAATATTATTAGTCCAGTTTATTTCAGTAAAAAATATTTTGAAGCTGTATCAATGTTTGTTGAACATTCAGAAAAATATCAAACACTACCAACTATAGATCAAATCAAAGCTAAATGTGAAATAGAGTTAAAACAAGTACCAAATATTGATGACACACAAAAGCAATGGTTCTTAGATGAGTTTGAAACATTTTGTAGACACAAAGCATTAGAAAGAGCGATAATTGATTCAGCTGATTTATTAGAAAAAGGTGACTATGGTCCAGTTGAAGAAAAAATTAAAGATGCAGTACGTATTGGACTTACAAAAGATTTAGGTACTGATTATTTTGAAGATCCGAAGGCAAGATTGATGGCACTTAAAGATAACAATGGAACAGTTAAGACTGGCTGGTCTATGTTAGATAAAAAACTATATGGTGGTTTTAACAAAGGTGAACTAACAATATTTGCAGGATCATCGGGTGCAGGTAAGAGTTTATTCTTACAAAACTTGGCTTTAAATTGGATAAGCCAAAAGCTAAATGTATTATACTTTACATTTGAGTTGAGTGAAGAACTTTCAGCAATGAGGCTAGATGCAATGGTAACAGGTACACCAACAAATGAAATATTCAAGAAAATTGAAGATGTAGATCTAGCAGTTAGATTAGAAAAAACTAAATCAGGTAATTTCCAAGTCAAGTATATGCCATCTGGTAGTACTACTAATGACTTACGTGCATTTGTAAAAGAGTATGCAATACAAAAAGGTGTTAAACCAGATGTGGTGCTAGTTGACTATCTGGATCTGATGATGCCAATTAGTAAAAAGATATCACCAACAGAATTGTTTATCAAAGACAAGTTTGTATCAGAAGAATTAAGAAACTTTGCTGTAGAACAGCAACTAGTTTTAGTTACAGCATCGCAGTTGAATAGAGGTGCTATTGAAGAAGTAGAATATGATCAATCGCATATTGCAGGTGGTATCAGTAAGATCAATACAGCAGACAACCTGATTGGTATCTTTACAAGTAGAGCTATGCGTGAAAGAGGTAGATATCAAATACAATTAATTAAGACTAGATCAAGTGGCGGTGTAGGAAGTAAAATTGATCTAGCATTTGACATTGATAGACTGAGAATTACTGACTTAAATGAAGATGACGTAGAGATAATACCAACATCATCTGACGCATTGGTACAATCAATTAAGAAAAGATCATCCACAGTAACTGAAAAATCTGAAGCTTCAGTAGTGGCTGAAAAGACGGAAATTACTAAAGGATTACGTGATTTATTGAAGTCACAACGTCAAACCTTTGATAATAGCCAATAAATGCTGTTAATTTTTTGTAAAAATGTTATAAATATTTCATAAGGCGGTAATTTAAGCTATGAAGAAACATACACGTACCATATTGCAGGAAATTAGTAGAGTAGTTCCTGCTACCGATATGAATAATTTAGTTGAGACTCGTGCTGGCCACGTTATATCATCAGCAATAAATGTGACTAAAATGATATATGAATCATATGATGAAGCAGTTGCTGACGATTTAGTAAAGAGATTTGTTAATAGCATCAAGACAGCAGATCCAAAGAAATTTGAACGTGGAATTAAAAAGTTAAATGAGTCTAACAACAATGAAAGCTAACGATCTATTAAACGAAAATCCAAATCTACACCTTACACATTTAGAAGATTTGGCATTATTTCAAGGTAAGGCAGGTGCCATAAGAGCAGTTTCATTCTTAAGAAACTTGGCCGATTTAGCTAAAACTTCAAGCACAAAGAAATTTAATGTAACAATAAAGTGGGACGGCTCACCGGCAATAGTGTGTGGAACTGATCCTAGTGACGGAAAGTTTTTTGTTGCTACAAAAAGTGCATTTAACAAAGATGCAAAACTTAACAAAAGTATAGATGATATTAGAGTTAATCATCCTGATGCAGGGGAAACTAGTAAACAAGGATTGAGAGATAAGCTGGTACAAGCATTTAATAGTTTACAAAAGTTAGGTATAAAAGATGTATTACAAGGTGATTTACTTTGGACCAAAGGTGATTTAAAAACAATAAATTATCAAGGCGAATCATATATTGCTTTTAAACCAAATACAATAACTTATGCTGTACCACAAAGTATGCAATTAGCTAAAGAAATACAACAAGCAGATTTAGGTATTGTCTTTCATACAAGCTATTCAGGAAACAGTTTAGATAGTATGACAGCAAGTTTTGATATTGACATAGAAAGTTTAAACAAGACACCTGATGTATGGTTTGATGACGCCTACATAAAAGATTTTACAGGAGTTGTAAATCTTACAAAAGGAGAGTATGCCAATGTAACTCAAGCTATCAACGATGCTGAAAAATATATAAACTCATCAGGTAATATTTTTGATTTTTTAGAAGCTAGTGAGTTGGGAAAAAACTTTCAACAGTTAGTACACGCAAATCATAACAATATGATTAAAGCTGGAGAGATAACACAAGATCCATTAGCATTTTTTTATAACTTTGCAAAAGACTATGAAGCAAGAGTTGAAAAAGATATTGCAAAATTAAAAACAGGTAGAGAAGGGCCTGCTGGACAAAGAAAATTATTGGCATTAGAACAATGGCGAAATTATTATATGGCTAATAAGAAAAATATTCAAAATTGGTATAGTGCTTGGTTAAAACTGACAGCAATCAAAAACACATTATATCAAAAACTAAAAAATATAAAATCAATTGATGCATTTGAATTACAAGGTGACGAATATGTTGTAAGAGACCAAGAAGGTTTCGTAGCAGTTGATCACGTAGGTAATGCTGTTAAAGTTGTAGATAGACTTGACTTCAGCAGAAAAAACTTTGCCAAAGAAAGTTTAACACTAATTAATGATTTAAGTGAAAGTAGAGCTTTTAGATCAAGACAAGATTTAGGAAAAGGAACAGCCGCCGAAAATGGAGAATTGGTTTATGCTTATTGTTTAGCATTAATAGTTTTAACTGGAGAATACAAATATCAAAAGATGGCAAGAAATTATATTATTAGAAGTATGAGTTATGGAAATTATGATTTCTTTAGAACAAACGGAACAGATTTATATTTGTTATTACATAGCATAGTTGGATCTGGATCTATTGTACAGTTTGACGATAAAGAAAGTAAAAGTTATATTGAAAGATTACAAAAACAATATTCTGATATAAATCAGTTACTGAGATACATCTCAAATGATAACTTTTCAAGAAAACAAACTTCAACAATGTTAATGAGATTGGAAACTCAACTAGCAGTAAAATCACGTGATTTAAAAAAAATAAGAAGATTTGCTTCTGACTGGGATAGCCTGAAAGAAAAAGAAAGATTTAATATTGCAATTGATATAATGCAATATATTAGAGACAATGCACCAAGAAGTGAATTGTATGGAATTTTACAAAGTATGGTAAGAGAAAGAAATTTAAAAGATAGGCACAATGTAAAACAAAAATCTCTACCAAAAAATGTGGCAGTAGGAGCAATTAGAAGATAATGTATTCTTTGAACACGAACAAAAATCAATATATGCAAGTAAGCGAAGATCTTGAAGTATATAAAATTATCACAACTTTGCCTATTGACTACAAAGATAACGATTTAGATCAGGATACACAAAAGGATTTTGATCATTTACATCAATTAATTACGATGTATGGAAAAATACTATTTTTTTCTAAGCCACGTAGATCTACTTACAAAGGTAAGCAGGTATATGAAGTAACATTTGGAGTTGAACAGAAGAATTTGTTTGAGCTAGGCTCAAATCCTGTAGGAGTGCTTGAAAATCGTCTAAATAACATAGTTCTGTTTAGTGATACTATATGCACACAAGGAGTAAATACAAATATATGGATTACTAAATTTTAAGGAGCATAGAGAAAATGGATAAAGTACCACCAAAAATTAACCCAGTACCACAAACACAGGATAGTGTGGAATTTGGTAGTTTGGAAGTTCACGTGGCATTAAGCCGTGAAAGACACGAAGAAATTAGTTCAAGATTTGACAGAGTTGAAGCTCATATGATTAAGATAGAAGAAGAAGTAGATAAAGGCTTTGAAAAAATACAAAAAATAGTTCTATGGTCAGCTGGTACGATGTTTTTCACTTTAATATCACTATTCATTACAACTATGATAAAATAAGGAATTACAATGCTGATAAAAGACATAGTAGGAGAAAGTACACCGCAAATATACGGAAAGTATAAGCAGTCTCTAAAAAGAAGATATAGATGTCAGACAGGTCCAAGGAAAGGCAGAATAGTAGCTGATCCGGCCACTTGTACAGCACCGATCAATATTCAAAAGAAACAACAGATGAAGGCCACTAGAGCAAAACGTTCTACAATACAAGGCAAACTTTCA